AGGGTGAAGGTGTTCAGGGTTCTGAAGAAGTTGATGATACTACTGACCCACCTACAATCAAAGCAAAAGGATTATTCTTTCCTGTTTTACTTCACGAGTTAATCAAAGGTGTTTATGAGGTCTTGGGTACACAAGGTTTACCTGACGACCCTAAAGCGGCAGAGATGGTTATGGGTTCTCAAGATACCTTACCATATGAGATTTGGGATTTAAGATTAGGTCCTGTTATTTGGGAAAGATTTACCGCAGCGTATCCTGAAGACCTTTATGAGGATGATATGAGAGAAATTCAGAATTATTTATTCTCACGTTTCTCAGCATTATCGACAGAAGAGTTCTTCGAGGTGGCTAAAGAAATTATTGGTGACTCAGAAAAAGGTCAGAAGATTGTTAAGAGAATGGTTGATGAAATCGTTGAGGAACTTCGTCAGTATGACTTAGAAGATGCTTTAGGTGATAGTGATGACGAGGAAGATGATGATGAGTTCAGAGGCTTCTTAGGTGGTCTCGGAATTGATTTATCATAAATAAATCTTACTTTATGATTTATGGGTTTAAGTAGAGAACAGGTATTGGTCGAGTATGCAAAGATTGTGAAAGATACTTCCTATGCTCTTAAGACCTATCTTCAAACCTACGACAATACACAATCACGTTACGTTCCTTTAGAATTATTCCCTGACCAAGACAGGTTGATATACGACTACGATAACTTTGAGGAGAATATCGCTATTAAGTATAGACAGGCGGGTGTATCTACGGTAACCGCTGCGTGGTCATCTAAAAAGTTGGTTACGGCTAAAAAGAGTAAACCTGAAAAGATTCTAATCATTGCAAATAAATTGGATACATCCATGGAATTTGCGAATAAGATTAGGGCGTTTCTTGACCAATGGCCTGAGTGGTTAGGTGTTAAGTTCTCTGCAGATAAGAATTCACAAAGACACTTTAAGTTAACGAATGGTTGTGAGGTGAAAGCCGTTGCAACATCAAAGGATGCCTTGCGTGGTTATACCCCAACAATCCTAATATTTGATGAGGCGGCATTTATCGATGCCGATGATGACTTCTGGTCTGCGTGTATGGCTTCATTGTCTACGGGTGGTAAGGTAATCGTTATTTCAACACCTAACGGTTTTGACCCAATCTATTATTCAATATACGACCAATCATTAAGAGGGATGAACGACTTCAAGATTACCGATATGTATTGGTACCGTGACCCTCGTTATGCCAAAACACTACAACTAATTAAATGTACCGACATTATTCATTACATGTTGAACCGTGAAGACTATAATGATGAAGAGATTATTATTGATTATTCAGATATTGACCCAAGAGAAAGAGATTTTGATGAGATAACTAAGAAGTTTGATGAGGGATATAAACCCTATTCATTGTGGTTTGAGGCTATGGCCAAGAAACTTAAGTTTGATAGACGTAAGATTGCTCAGGAATTGGAATGTAACTTCTTAGGTTCAGGGGATAATGTTATTCCTAACGAAACTATTGAAAAAATGAAAGACCGTGAAATCCGTAATGCCGATAATAAGTTTATGGGTGGTGCTTTGTGGCAATGGAAAGAACCAATTGCAGGACATAAGTACATTATGGGTATTGACGTTTCTCGTGGTGATAGTGAGGATTTCACTACCTTCTGTATTATCGACTTTGATGAGAGAGAACAGGTATTGGAGTACTTAGGAAAGATACCACCTGATGTTGCTGCTGAGATTGCATTCAAATGGGCCACTATGTATTCTGCATTTGTGGTTATTGATATCACTGGTGGTATGGGAGTATCTACGGCAAGAAAACTTCAAGAAATGGGTTACCAAAACTTATATGTTGAAGGTGTTAATACCGCTGATAAGTGGAAATATAATCCAAAAGCAATGGAGAAGATACCAGGTTTGAACTTTAATAGTAAAAGGGTTCAGATTGTTGCGGCTTTTGAAGAGGCATTGAGACATGGTTACGGAGTACGTTCAACTAGATTATTACATGAGTTGAATACGTTCGTTTATGTAAATGGTAGACCTGACCACTTAAAAGGACAACACGATGACTTGATTATGGCAATGGCTATGGCAATATATGTTGGTGAAAATTCATTCTCATCATTGGAGAAGGTAACAGAACAAACAAAGGCAATGGTTGATAGTTGGATGGTACAAGAAACTCCGATAAAGAATCCTGTTAATGATTATAATCCTACATTAAGTGCGATGAGAAATGACCCATATGGTAGACCTCATCACGGTGGTGCGTCAAAAAGTGATTATGAAAACTATTTATGGTTATTCGGGGGTAGAAAATAAAAGATTTAATTATTGTAGGAAATTACTACTATTTATATAAAAACAAGAAATGGCTGAGAATAACTATACTGTATGGCAGAGATTAACCAAAGTTTTTGGTCCCGATTCTACATTGGACCAACAGCCGCCTGTATACAAATTTGATAAGAAGGAGTTACTTAAAACACCTGACAAAAATGAGTACGAAAGAGAGAAACTTCAAGCTCAACAAACTCTATACCTTGGTCAACAATGGCAGAAGGTAGAAAATAACTTATATACCCAAGCCGTTTATTACGAGCCAACGAGACTCGCAGCATTCTACGATTATGAGAGTATGGAATATACTCCTGAGATTTCTGCAGCACTCGATATCTATGCTGAGGAATCTACAACGGCAAATGAAGATGGATTTATCCTTCAGGTGTACTCAGAAAGTAAAAGAATTAAATCTGTATTAACAGACCTATTCAATAATAGATTAGATATCGATACCAACTTACCGATGTGGACAAGAAACACAGCCAAGTATGGTGATAACTTCGTATATCTGAAGTTAGACCCTGAAAAAGGTATTATGGGCGGTCAACAACTACCTAACATTGAAATCGAAAGATTAGAAAGGGGTATGACTTCAACACCGAGTCAATATGGTGTTAATCAACCAGCTGGTGAGTCAAATGAAGAGGTATTGAAATTCAAATGGAAAGTAAAAGACATGGAATTCAATACGTGGGAGATTGCTCACTTTAGGTTATTGGGTGATGACCGTAAGCTTCCTTATGGCACTTCTATGTTGGAGAAAGCCAGAAGAATTTGGAAACAACTTATTCTATCAGAAGATGCGATGTTAATCTATAGAACATCAAGAGCACCTGAAAGAAGAGTATTCAAAGTATTCGTAGGTAATATGGATGACAAAGATGTCGAACCGTATGTACAACGAGTCGCCAACAAGTTCAAACGTGACCAGGTCGCAGACCCTTCAACGGGTAATGTCGACCTACGTATGAACCAAATGGCCGTAGACCAAGATTACTTTATTCCTGTTCGTGACCCTAACGCTCCGAACCCTATTGATACTTTACCAGGTGCACAGAACTTGTCAGAGATTGCGGATATTGAATACATCCAAAAGAAACTATTGACAGCACTTCGTGTTCCTAAAGCATTCTTAGGTTTTGAAGAGGTTACTGGTGAAGGTAAGAACTTAGCATTACAGGATATCCGTTTTGCGAGAACTATCAATAGAATTCAAAGGTCTATGATTCAGGAGTTGAATAAGATTGCAATCATCCACTTATATATCTTAGGTTTTGAGGATGAATTACAAAACTTCCAATTGGCATTAACTAACCCATCATCACAAGCTGACTTGTTGAAGGTGGAACAATGGCAACAGAAGATTCAATTGTATCGTGATGCAACTACTGACCCAGGAAACGGTATCTTACCTGTTTCATCATCATGGGCTAAGAAACATATTCTTGGATTCTCTGATGAGGAAATCAAACTTGACTTACAACAACAACGTATTGAAAGAGCGGTTGCTGGTGAATTGGAGAAAACTCAAGAAGTTATTATCAATACTGGTATCTTTGACAATCTTGACAAATTGTATGGTCAAAAAGGTACAGCACCTGAAGGTGAAGCTGATGCTGAAGGAGGAGACGACTTCGGTGGAGGAGACGACTTCGGTGGTGGTGGAGATTTCGGTGGTGGTGGAGATTTCGGTGGAGACTTAGGAGGAGACTTAGGTGGTGAACCTGCTGGTGAAGTTGAAACTGGTGGTGAACCTGAATTAGCTCCTGAAAGATTTGTTAGAAATAAAGACTTAGATTTAATCTTAGAAGATATGACATTATTTGGTCAAGACGAAACTATTGACCTATCTAAAGGTAGAGAGTCATTAGGTGAGATGGAAGAAAAGTTGAACCAGTTACTCAAATAGTAATATTTATAAATAAAACAATTATGAATAAGTTCGGTGCTATAAAATCAAAGATTGAAAGAACGTTAGTTTCTACTTACGGTAAACAATCTTTTAAGTCTAACCTTCAGGGTTTCAAAAAGAGAATCTTGGGTGACAAAAATTTGGCTGAAGCCTATTACCTTTATGATGAATTAAGTTCACAAAAAGGTTTATCTAAAGAAGTTGCTTCGGTATATGTAAATGAGTCGTTTGAAAAGTTAAATGATATCATCACAAATAACAAAGAAAAAATTGAAGAATTATCTAAATGGGTTAATCAACTTTTAGATGAGTCTGTTGAAAATAATTACGTAGAT